TCCATTTAATAATAATTTGTCAAATATTCATTTTGGTTAAATTACTCAATACAACTTGACATTATCCGAAATGGTAATTATACTAATCATATCGAATAATTAATCAATATGAGGAGGGCAACGCGATGATTCTAAAATGCCGGTTAAAAGAGCTTTTCTTCTTTATCTTTTTTATATCGGTCTGTGTCTCTGTGCTTTTTTTAATGTTCGGCATGTGCATTATTTTTTTTCATTACGGTTTTCTGTTGCTGATAAACTATTGCGCTTTTCCATGGATAGCTGCGTATATCGTCTGCTTTATTACCTGTTCCAGCGTGGCGATAATTTGCTGGTTGGCCGCAACGTCTTACTTTTTTAAGGATTGACGAATGCATATTGTTTTTACGGGAGGTGGATTGCATGACAAAAGAGAATTTACAAGCGTCTATCCTTGATTTGAATAGCCGCCTTGAAAGCGAGAGGATGGCGCCTTTTTTCAAAATAATTTTTTTCTATTTAAGAGAGTTGTATGTGCACCTTTCCACGGAGGAAGGCGTTGTTGAATCCGAGGCAGAGACACGTTATATAGAGATTCGGAGGAGGTGATTTTTTATGATCGATACGAAGCTGATGAGGTCGCTGAGGCTTGAGGCTGGGCTGACGCAGATGGATATGGCGGAGCGAACGGGGATTTCGCAGGCGCATTATTCTTTTATTGAAAAAGGCAAGCGGATTCCGACGATCCCGTATCTTGAAGCGATCGCTTCTGTGTTTGGCGGTACGGCGAAAGATTTTATCGTGGAGGAGGCAAACCCTCCCATCCCCCGGAAGGTGGCGAGGTCGCGGGAGTCCGGGCGGGTTGTGGCGGCGTAGCGGCGGAAGGCGCCGATCGCCGGCTCGAGGGCCGGTGCGGCGAAAAGGACAACGTGATCAGGCTGGAGCTGGTGATCCGGCGGGATTTACTCGGAAGGGAGGGCGTGACGGTGATGAATTTGAACGGAAATAACACAGGCGCTGTGCCGACGAAGAGGTACAACGAGCTTGCGGTCGTCGGCGAGGTGGTGAACGGGCGTATCGAGGCTTTGTCTCTGGAGCCGCGGCGCATCGACGTACAGAGCAGCAGGGAGGATCTGGACGCGATTATGGAGGACGCCAAGCGCGGGATGTGGTCGGCGCTGGAGTCGTATAAGGATGGGGCGCGCCAATGACGGCGGATGAGATAAAAGGGCAGATTGAGGACATAGAGCTTGAGGATTGAGCTGTTTCCCGAGGCCGTGTTGGCGCACGGCTTCGGGAGGTTCAACAGCTTTGAAAGTATGTGTTCCGACATTTTATCACGTTTTTGAATTGGAGGCGTTGATTTTGAGTATTTGCCGGATGGTAGCTTTTTGCAGTGGTGATTTTCACGAGAAGAAGCATGTTTTTGAGGAGCGCTATAATTGTGCGCCGGCGTCGGAGCTGCGCATGACGGCGCAGGTGAAGATGGGGTGTAATTTCTGCCTAAAGAATGAGCCCGATGGTAATGGGCTGTGCCGCTGGCTTAAGGTGCATTATGCGCCGGTGAAGCCGGATCTGCGGAGGTGAGGGCGATGGGCGCTAGTTTTACTTATAATCCCAGTTTTGGAGTAAAGATCACGGTCGGGTTGCCGAGGCATGTCGGCCGCGAGGCGGGTTTTGAGCTTTGCGACGCGATCGACGCTTTGATTCGCGAGCGGCTTGGTAACAAGGGCGTTCAAGGGCAAGGTCAGTACTCCCCCAGCCCTTCGGGCAGTCCCCTCAGAAGGGAGCCAAGGGCGAAGGAACCGGATGCGGCCACAGACGCAATTCCGCCGGCTTCGGCAATGCCGGAATCCAGCGGCAGGTTCGGCAATGCGGAGCGTCTTGTTCCCGAGGGCTGGCCGGTGAGCGGGACGGTGACGCTTGCGGAGATCTGTAAGGCGTGGGGTGTGAGTAAGAGCACGTATAAGCGCCGTATGGATGCCGGTAAGTATCCGAAGCCGCTTGAGGATGTAGGGAGTATTGCTAAACGTTATAGCGCGTCGGATGTTCGCGACGCTTTTGTGGCCGAGATGCTGGCGCTTTCTGCGCGCGCGGCGGTGCGGGATGGAGGCATGGCGTAGATGTTTGATTTTAAGTTTGATTTTTTGACTCCGGAGCAGAACGCGCTTTTTTCGGAGGCGGTGAATTGTTTTTTCGGCTATGAAATAAGTGCCTTGAGGGCGGCGAATAAAGCGCTTGAGGGCAGGTTTCACGCGGCGGAGCGTAACGCGGCTTTTTTATTCGAGCGCAATGAGAAGCTGGGCAGGCAGACGCAGGAGGCCTGTAAGGAAGCCGAAAAGCTGAAAGAGGAGCTGCGCGAGGTGCGGCTTGAGCTGGTGGATTGCCGCCGGGCGAATGTTGTGCTGCGAGAGTCGTTGGAGAAAGAGCGCGGACAAGCAGTGAAGCTTTCCGCTCCGAGTTTCGCTTTCGCCGGCATCTCCATCGACGATGTGGATGTGGATGTCGATGCGGATGCAGATATAAAACCCCAGGACCATGTCATGGCCAAGGCAATAAAAAAATTAAAAGAGGAGCTGCGCGAGGTACGGCTTGAGCTGGTGGACTCACGCAACGCCAACGTGGTACTGAGTGAGTCGCTGGAGAAGGAGCGGGCGGCTGAGCGGCCTGTTCCGGCTTATGAAATTGATAAATTAAGGTCTGAAAATGCGATCATGGCTGGCGTGATCGAGAAACTTAAGAATGAACTGCGCACGTATAAGGATTTTGCTAAACGGCTGATAAGGACCATGGAAACCGCTCCGGTAGCTGCGAAAGAGGTGCTGGCAGATGAGGAGACGTAGCTTGCGCGAAAGGATCGCGGTTATTTTACGGCGGGTGCTCTCCGGAGAGCCGGCGTATTTCGCGGTCTGCGGCTGTTATGACCGCGAGGCGTATGTCGGGCGGGAGCGTCCGGATGTGCGCCCGCTCGATGTGCTGCCCTGCCGGCGCTGTCATAAGTACGCGCGCGGCTGCTGGGGGCCGAGGGTGGAGGCTCGGTGAGAAGCGGGCGGTGCGCGGAGGCTTAAAACGGCTTATTCGTCTTGAAGGCAGGTGATGGCGCTGGCAGATTACGATTATAACTATTACGACGTGGAACGGGCTTTTCTTGAGGCGCTGGCGGAGGCCGGTATTCCGCCGGCCTCCGGCGAGCAGATAGTCCTCGACAACACGAAGAGGACCTATACCGTCGCCGGCGATAAGCAGAAGAAGCGCGGCGGCTACGTCGTCTATATGGATGAAAACCCCGCGGGGGCTTTTTGGAAGTATGGCGGCTCTTCCGCCGTACCGAAGACCAAGTGGCACTATAAGACGGGCTACATATCCTCTCTTTCTGAAGAGGAGCGTCAGGCGCTTTTTGAGAAGCAAAGGTTAAAGCGTCAGGAAGAGGAGCGCAAACGGGCGCAAACGCGCGGCATGCAGCAGCGCAAGGTACGGATGGAGTGGGAGGCGTCCACCAAAGCTACCGCCGCCCATCGGTACGCCGTGGAAAAAAAGCTCTCCTCCGTCCCGGGAGCACGTCTCTACGGCAACAGCCTTATCGTCGCCTATATCGACACAAGCGGCGAAATAAGGTCCAGGCAGCTCATCGATATTAAGGGGCCTAACAACCCCAGGGGCAAGAATAACAGCTGGGGCACGGGGAAGCAGGGAAATTTCTGCGTGCTTTCCGGCTATCCCAATCCTCTGGGCAACGGTACCGACGTCATCCCGCCGAACGCGCCCGGCCCCATTTTTATCTGCGAGGGCTGGGCGACCGGCGTCTCCATCCATGAGGCGACGGAGTGCGTAGTGGTGGTGGCCATCGACGCCGGCAATCTCTATCCGGTGACGAAGTGTCTGCTTGAGAATTATACCGGCGCGGAGTTCGTCGTCGCCGCCGATAATGACAAATGGAAGAATAGGGGCAACACCGGCACGAAGGCGGCGATCGACATCTGGTACGAGTTCGGAGTCCCATTCGTGGCGCCGGATTTCGACGAGGGCGAAGAGCTCTCTGACTGGAACGACTTCGCCGCGAAGCACGGCCTTGCCGTGACGAAGCGCGTAATGCTGCGCAAGTTGGAGCTCTTCAAGAAGCAGGAGGCTTATATCGAACAAGAGGACCAGCCAAGATTTATCCACGTCAACTTTAACACCGGACGGCCGACGGGAACGATCGCCAATCTGGAGGCGCTGCTTAAAGCAAAAAAGATTTGGGTGGGCTATAACGAGATCAAAAAGGAGGAGGTCATGACGATCCCGGGGCGGATTTATTGCCGCGACAACGCGGCGACCGCCGGAGTGGCTCATATCAAATCTCTCTGCGCCCAATACGGCTATCCGAAGAGCGAGGTCGGCGAGTATCTGACGGAGATAGCCTCGCGCCATGTCGTGAATCCCGTCCAGGATTTCATCCTCTCCGAGCCTTGGGACGGCATGAACCGCCTTCAAACGGTCTATGACTCCATTCACGCCGAAGAGGGCTTCCCGGTAGGTTTTAAAGAGACGCTGATCCGTCGCTGGCTGTTGTCCGGGGTGGCGGCAGCCTTTTCTAGGGGGTCGGGAGACTTCCGCTGTCGCGGCGTCCTCGTCTTCCAGGGCGGACAGGGTATCGGCAAATCGACCTGGTTCCGCACGATCGCGGGCAATAATGAATGGTTCGGCGACGGGCAGTCGGTGAACCCGTCACAGAAGGACGACGTGATGCCGGCGATCCGCTGCTGGATCGTGGAGCTCGGCGAGCTGGAGGGTACGATGCGCAAGGCCGACATTTCAAAGCTGAAAACTTTCATCGCCGCCGCGTCTGACGATATCCGCGTTCCGTATGGCCGTCAGGTATCGGCATTCTCCAGACGCACGATCTTTTGCGGCAGCGTCAATCAGAGGGAGTTTCTCATGGACATCACGGGGAACTCCCGTTTCTGGTGCATCCCGGCGGAGAGGATAGATCGCCTGGAACCGAAGGATGTGCAGCAGATATGGGCGCAGGTGTATGAAGAATATTATGTTCAGTATCTCAAGGACAGGGATAACACAGATTATCAGTGGTGGCTTACAAAGGAGGAAGAGGAGGTCCTGAAGCACCAGAACGGTGAGTTCGAGGCCTCTGACCCGGTACGCTCCGCGATCCTCTCACAGCTGGATTGGGAGGGAGCTCTTGAGTGTACCTACGAATGGAAGACGTCGACGGAGGTCCTTATTATGTGCGGCTATCCGAGGCAAAGTATCACGAGGACGATGGCTTCACAGGCGGGCGAGATATTGGCGAAGCTGACGGGGAAGAAATCACAGCGCAAGGGCAAGAGTGGTGACAGGAAGCACTTCGTCCCGCCTCCGCTTACGAATGCGGCGAGTCTTCACCATTATTATTGAGGTGTCAGCCATGAATAAATTCAGTTACAGCGTTTATTAAACGGCAAGCGGCTGACATGGCTGACACCCCCAATGTCAGGTGTCAGTGGGGGGTGTCAGAAGCGAAAAATCAGTCATACGGGGGAACTGTACCCTTTGGCCGACAGGCTGACGCGAAAGACCTATATTTTAAAAGATATTTTTTCTTCCAATGGTTTATCTATATCTTTAGATTTAGGTGTCAGTGGTGTCAGCAGACGGCTTTCTTAAGAACCGGACGGAAGAAATCAGAACTGACACCTCAGCGTGGATTTTGCGGCGGGGTGTCGGCAAGAGGGAGGTAAGGAAAAGATGAGCTCATATAAGCACCGGATGGCCGAAGGGGCGATAAAGGATTTTCCGAAGATCAAGAAGGACTATGACAGCTATAAGCTTATGCTGGACGCCAGGGCGCTTGCCGGCGGCGGCTGTATCTTCGACGAACGGGTGGACGGCGGCGGAGCTTCCGACAGCGCCGGCGAGAGGTATATGGATCGGTATAACGATCCTGTGCTGCGGAAGCTTCAGGCGCTTGTGGAGGGAATTTATCTGGCTTTTAACAGTCTGACCTCCACGGAGCGGAGGATTATCGCGCTGCGGTATTGGCAAAACATGGAGGTGCCGTCAATCGCTCGTGAACTTACGTTCAGTGAAAGGCATGTTTACCGGGCGATGAATGGTGCTCTTTGCTGCCTTTACCGCTCCGTCCTGGAGGTGCAGCCTCTGCTTGAGGACTGGCGGGTCGGCCGGTTGAAATAAACTTTGTCTCCTCATTGTTGTCAGTTTTTTGACAGATTTCTTATATTGGTCAGAGTTTTTTGCCGCCGTAATGCCTGCCCTTTTCTTTGCTCTGTAGTGTATTTAGTCTCGTATTGGTCAAAAAGTCAAAGGTCAAATTGTGTCAGAATTGTTGTCAATTTTTTGACAGGATTTTCTGCTATACTTTTCTATAATGGATTTTGCCGTAAACGAAAAACAGGAGCCGCTTCTCTCGTCAGGGAGGCGGCTCCTGTTTTGTTCGCGTGTTTTTATCTCTTTTACTTGTTGAATATCTCGGCGTGGCTGCCGGTACGGGTGAGGGTGAGGACAAGGACGTCGTTTTCGATGAGATAGATGAGCAGCCAGTCCGGCGAGAGGTGGCACTCTCGATAACCTTCCCAGTTGCCGGTGAGGGCATGATCTTTGAATTTAGGCGGTAAGGACTCGCCGGAGGAGAGAAGCGCAGCCGTTGTTTTCAGCAACGCCATGTTCTTGCCTTGCTTTTCGGCGCGCTTCGCCTCTTTTTTAAATCTGGACGTGTACTTGACCGTGTATTTACTCATCCGCCAACAGGTCTTTCATCAGCTCGTCCATGTCGGTGTAGCCTTTTACGTTCGGATCGTGCGCGATGCGTTTAGCCTCTTTCATGGCCGCGATGGTCTCGGCGTTGTATGTCGGTGCGGTCACTTCAAACGGAAAGCCGGATGAATAGATGGCTTTGTGCAAGAATATTTTAACGGCGTCGGAGGTCGTGATGCCTATCTGCCCGAAGATGTAATCGGCTTCTTCTTTTATCTCCGGTTCTATCCTTATGTGCAGCATGGCGGTCTTGGTGGCCATTGTGATTCCCCCTTTGTTTTTTATGTGTCTATATTGTATCTCAAACAGGAGCAAATGTGTAACGTATTTTATGAAACCAGAAAGGAGGCGGTACGGATGGCGCTTAGCGAGATGCAGGAGCGTTTTTGTCAGTTTTATGTCGGTGAATGCCGTGGCAACGGGACTGAGGCAGTCGTCCGCGCCGGGTATACTGAGAATAGAAGTTCTGCCGCTGTTATTGCCAGCCAGAACTTAAGGAAGCTTAATATTATCAGTCGTATCAAGGATTTAAGACGTGAAGCACTCGAAGCCTCCGGCTTTGATAAGGAGCGGGTTCGTGAGGCGATAATGCGGCGAATGATGGGGATCGTGAGCACGAGCCTGACGGATATCGTGCATATTTCACCCAGCAGGGATGATCCTCACCGCGGTGAGATATTAAAAGAGCTTGCCGATAAGAACGGCGGCCAGCAGATACTTGATTTCGGCGAGCTGCTTTTTGTACCAACGACGGGGCTGACCGATGAGGCGGACGGCGCGATCAAGAAGTTCAAGGCGATTCAGCCGACGGAGCATTCCGACGGCGGTCTTGAGGTGGAGATGCACGACCCCATTGCGGCAGCGAAATTGTTGGCTGAGGTGGTTGGGCTTAAGGACACGGATGCTAACGTAAACGTGAATATCTCTCCGGCTGTGATCTTACAGCAGGTGGAAGCGCGTAGAAATATAGATACAACAAAATGATCCGCCGTCGTGTGGGGCGGCGGATCATTTTGTTTGCCTATCTTACGCCTTGTCTTTTGGAGGACAAGGATCGTTGCCGTGGCTGTCAGATTGTGCTATTCGTCCGTCTTTGTTGTGTATCTGGAGCTCTGTGCCCTGTTTTCTGCTGATCTCGCGTCCGATCTTTTCCGCTTCTGCTTTTGTTGGTGTCACATGCGAAGCTTTTGAAGTTCCGTCGCGCCTTACAGCCCAACCGTCCTTATGTGGCACAACTCTGTGGGTATCTCTGGCCATAATATTAACCTCCTTTCAGTTGATATTTTGAAGCTGTCTAAATTATACAACAATCATTATGAGGTGAAAGGTATATGTATAAACCAAGTGAAGAAGAATTACAGACGTGGTGTGCAAAATGGCAGAAAATACTATCTCTCAAACATTGGAGCGTACAGGTCAAATATGAAAAGAAACACCGAATGGCGGCGGGTAGCTATGCGGAGGTGTTTTGTAAAACTGGCATCTTGTCGGCAGTGATAAAGATAATGGATCCTATGGATTATGATGATCCTTATATTCCACAAAATATTGAGTTGTCATTGCTGCACGAGCTTATTCACATTCCGCTTATGATGTTCAGCAAACCTGAAGAGGGTACAACAGAAGATGTTTTACAGGAACAGTTTGTCGAATTAATGTCCAGGGCACTCCTACAGTGTAATTCTTTTTGCGCCGAGACAATAAACAGAGAGCTAGCATGTTAAATGATGATGAATCTCTCGTAGGGCTTATCGAGCATTGGCGCGTCTCTCCGTATGATTTCGTCGTTGAGTGTTTAGGCGTTTTGCCGACGGAGCAGCAGCGTGGAGTGCTTGCGGCGATGGCCGCTCCGGGGGCGCGGGTATCGATACGTTCGGGGCACGGTACGGGGAAGTCGACGCTTTTTTCGTGGATCGCTCTCTGGGGGTTGTGTTGTTTTTGGGATGTGAAGATTCCTGCGACGGCCCCTACCGCGCACCAGCTTTCGGATATTCTCTGGCCGGAGATAGAGAAGTGGCGGGCGCAGATGTTGGAGCCGTGGCGCTCGGCAGTAATAATAAAGAGTGACAAGATAACGTTAGAGGGCACTCCGGGATTCGTCGCCGCCCGCACGGGGCGCAAGGAGAACCCCGAGGCTTTGCAGGGCTTTCACGCTGAGCACATGATTTTTCTTATAGATGAAGCAAGCGGTATTCCGGAGGTGGTTTTCGAGGTCGCCCGCGGTGCGTTGTCTACGGAGGGCGCGCGGATTCTTATGGCGGCAAACCCCACAAGGCTCACAGGATATTTTTACAACAGCCACCACAAGAACCGCGACCTCTGGACGCGCTTTCAGTTCTCCTGTCTGGACTCTCCAAGGGTAAGCCCGACTTATGCGCGGGAGATTGCGGATGAGTACGGCGAGGACAGCGATATGTACCGCGTGCGCGTGCTGGGGGAGTTTCCGCACGCCTCTGTCTCGCAGTTTATGCCCGGTGACGTCGTAGAGGCGGCGATGGGGAAGCATCTGCGGGAGGATATGTATGGTTTTGCGCCCATCGTCATCGGCGTCGATGTGGCGATGTTTGGCGGCGACCGTTCGGTTATTTTTCTGAGGCAGGGGCTTTACAGCAACATTCTCTATCAGGTGCGCGGGAATACGCCGGAGACGTTGGCGGCTCACGCGGCCAGGCTCTATGACGAACACAAGGCCGACGCGCTCATCGTGGACGCGACGGGCGTCGGCGAGGCGGTTATGAGTTCTCTTCGCCTGATGAACCGCTCTCCCATCGCCTTTTACGCCGGCGAGAGATCCCTTCTTCCCAACTGCGTCAACAGGCGTACGGAGGTCTGGTATAAGATGCGCGAGTGGCTGAAGTCAGGCGGTGCGATTCCCGACGATTCGGATCTGCGTGACGATCTGGTCGGCCCGGAGTTTCAGTACACCGCCGGCAGCAGCAAGATTCAGCTCGAACGCAAGCAGGATATGGCGAAGCGCGGACTTGCCAGTCCGGATCTTGCCGACGCGCTGGCGGTTACTTTCGGCGCGGAGGTTCAGGCGAAGAGGATGAACGCGGCAGGTCCCGGTATTCAGAATTTGCGGAGCGCATGGAAGCCGACGGATATGAAGAGCCGAAGGTATAGAGCTCTGGACAGGAGGCGGTGAGATGACGTGAGCGGCGTTGTCCGTCAGTTTAAAGGAGTTTTTATAGAAGGGAGGAGAAAAGATGTGTACAAGTTCACCAAAGGTTCCAGATCCCGCGCCTCTGCCGCCGCAGGTCGAGGAGCCCTCTAAGAGCGTCGGCGAGGCTAATACCGGCGCCAGGGATACGACCAGAAAGAAAAGGGCTGCCGGTCTCTCGCGAAGCGACACTCTGCTTACGGGGGATTCTTCTCTGGGAACGGCCCCGGGGCAGAAGAAGACGCTTTTAGGTGGCTGAGATGCCGGATATCAGGCGCATTAAGGCCAGGCTGGAGGGGCTCAAGAAAGAACGGCAGCGGTATGAAGGTAAATGGCGCGATATCGGCGACTTCATCTATCCCGAGGCGACGGCCTTTGTTGAGGATTATGATAAGGAGGTAGACTCGGAGGACGACGCAATTCTAAATTCTGTTCCGGTTACGGCGCATCGTATTCTGGCTTCCGGCATGCAGGCGGGGCTCACCTCGCCCTCTCGTCCCTGGTTCCGCCTCGACCTGCCGGATCAGCGGCTGACTGAGTATCCCGCCGTGAAGGATTGGCTTAAGCGCGTGGAGGATATGATGTATATCATCTTCGCAAAGAGCAATTTTTATGACGCGACGGCGAATCTTTATTATCAGCTTTCAGGCCCCGGCAACGGGGCTTTTTCGATTTTCGAGGATTTTGAGACGGCGATCCGCTGCAGCTGTTACAGCGCCGGCGGCTACTGGCTGGCGAACGATCCCAAGGGGCGCGTGAACCGTTTCGCGCGCTGCTGGAAGATGACGACGCATCAGATGGTTTCTGAGTTCGGATTGGATAGGGTCTCGCCTCAGGTGAGGAGCAGCCACAACCGCGGCGATTATGACACGGCCTGGACGGTTTATCAGATGATCGAGCCGAATGCGGAGATGCGTAAGGATGCCTTCGGCTGGCGGGGCAAGCCCTTCGTCTCGCTCTGGTGGGAGGAGGGCGGCAGCCCGGACGGTTTTCTGCGTATCGGAGGCTTTGAGGAGTTTCCAGTGATGTGCCCGCGCTGGGGGAAGGTGGATAATCGCGTCTATTCGCGCTCGCCCTCGTGGATCGCGCTGCCGGACGCCAAGATGCTGATGAAGTACGAGGAGGCGGAGGCTCTGGCGATCGACCGTATGGTGGACCCGCCGTTAATCGCGCCCTCGGCGGCCTATGACAAGCTCGACCTGATGCCGGGCGGAATATCTTTTTTCGACGAGCAGACGGGAAGTCAGGGGGTCCGCAGCCTCTACGAGCATATGAGTGTGCCGGTGCAGGCGTTGGACATGAAGATAGCGGTTATCCAGGAGCGGATCAAGAGCGTGTTTTTCAATGATCTCTTCATGATGATCTCCATGGCCGATAAGTCCGGCGTAACGGCGCGCGAGATCGCGGCGAAGGAGAGCGAGAAGCTTATTATGCTGGGGCCGGTGCTGGAGTTGGCGAAGAGCGAGTTTCTCGATCCCTGTATCGACCGGGTCTTTGGCATCGCGGGCCGTGTCGGGCTGCTGCCTCGTCCGCCGAAGGAGTTGGAGGGGATGCCCCTGCAGGTGGATTATATTTCGATTTTAGCGCAGGCGCAGAAGTTGGTCGGTCTGTCGGCGATGAGCGACCTGGTGATGTATATCGGAAACGGCGCGCAGATCGAACAGGCCGGCGTCGCAAAGTTTGATTTCGACCAGTATATCGACGAGGTTGGACATATGCTCGGCGTGCCGCCGGGAGTGATCCGCTCGGACGACGAGGTGGCGGAGATTCACGCCGCCCAACGGCAGGCGATGGCGCAGCAGCAGGCTCTTGAACAGGCGCAGGCGGCGGCAAACACAGCGAAGACGGCGTCCGAGACGCCCGTGGGCGAGAGTAACGCGCTCGATGCGGTCCTTAATATGGCTGGAGGTGCTTCCATGTGAAAAACAAAGAGGATGAACAACGCAGACTGGTAATGGAGAAAAACCGACGACGGCGCGAGGAGGAGACAAACGACCTTCGCGCCGTTCTTTCGTCGGCGTCGGGCTGCCGTTTCGTCTGGCGATTGCTGGAGCGCGGCGGCGTCTTTCGCAGCAGCTTCAACGCGGAGAGCGATTCTTACACGGCCTTCAACGAGGGGCGCCGGAATTTAGGCTTGCTGGTGCTGAACGACATATTGGAGGCCGATCCCGACGCCTTCACGCTGATGCAGCGGGAAAGCGCCGAAGCTGCGACCTTTGCTGAACGGCAGCGCAGAGTCGAGAAGGAGAACAATCGTCCGTCATATGGATTTGGAACGGCAAGTGTTGCAAAGATACTGCTCGGACAATAAATCACAGTTATTAAGGAGCGAATGAAGATGGCAGAAGATGTATTGAAGGATAATCCCAATCCGGCGGCGGATCCCGTGCAGGATCCGGCATTGCCGCCTATGGACGGTAACCCGGCGGATCCTCCCGCGGATGATAAGCCCGGCGGCGATCCGGCGGATTCCAATAAGCCCGCGGATCCCCAAAAGAACCCCGACAAACCCGGCGATCCAGACAAGCCGGGCGAGTCAGGCAAGGATGTGCCTGAGGAGTATGAGAAGTTTTCGCTTCCCGAGGGCTTTGAGTATGACGAGGGCAAGGCCAAGGAGTTCGGCGCTCTCGCGAAGGAGCTGGGGCTCTCTCAGGAGAAGGCGCAGAGGCTCGTCACCATGTATGTCGGCAATCTCCAGCAGGGACTGTCCGCACAGATGGAGGCGGTGGCGGCGCGGAATAAGGGCTGGCAGGAGGCGGCCCGCAACGACAAGGAGTTTGGCGGCGTTGATTTCGAGAGGAATCTTGCGGTCGCAAACGAAGGGCTTAGGCGGCTGGGGACGCCGGAGCTGATTTCGTATCTGGAGGAGAGCGGCCTCGGCAATCATCCCGAGGTTATAAGGCTCTGCTGGAGGGCGGGTAGGCTCGCCGGCGAGGATCATCAGCCGGACGGAGGGTATACGCCCGGCGGCAGGGGCGCGATGAGCGAAGCTGAGTTGGCGAAGAAGTTGTTCGCCTCGGAGAAGGAGTAAGGAGGTTTTTATAGATGGCGACGGTTACACAGAAGTATCAGACGCTTTTTGATCTGGCGCAGGAGACGGACAGAAGCGGCAGGCTGCTTTCGATTGTTGAAATGATGGCGCAGGTGAACGCGATAGTGAAGGATATGCCCTTTATCCCCTGCAACAGCGGCCTTTATCATAAGGCTGTCATCAGGAGCGGCATTCCGGCGGGGGTGTGCAGGAAGCTCTACGGCGGCGTCCCCGTCGAGCGTTCGCATAAGATTCCGGTTACGGATACGACCTGTATTCTGGAGTCTTACAGCGAGGTTGATAAGGCGGTGGCCGTACGCTCCGGCAATTCCGACATTTACCGTCTGCGCGAGGCGAAGGCCTTTATCGAGGGGATGTCGCAGAGCATGGCGCGTATTCTCTTTTACGGCGATCTGAATGAGAGGCCGGAGGAGATAAACGGTCTCTGTCAGCGTTACGGCGCGTACGGTACGAATAAGGATGAGAGTTCGTATAACGTCATCAATGGCGGTGGTTCTACGGCCGACAGGCAGTGTTCTATATGGCTCTTCAACTGGGCGGAGGATTTTGTCACCGGGATTTATCCGACGGGGGCCAATACGAAGATCGGGGTGACGCATGAACCGCTTGGACAGCACACGCGGACATATACGGATTCCGACGACGGCAGGGAGAAGAATTACGAGGTGCTGCGTGATCATTTTATCGCCGAGTTCGGCGTCCATGTCGCGGACTGGCGTCGGGTGGTGCGTATTGCGAATATCGATACGAGCAAGTTCGGCTCTTCCGGCGCGCCCGACCTGATGGCGCTGATGCGCAAGGCCACTTACCGTATTCCGGGGGCGACGACGAAGAATACGACGGGACGCCTTGTATGGTATATGAACGGCGATGTGATGGAGGAGCTGGAGCGTCAGTATTTCGCGACGACGCAGATGCAGCTGGTGCCGGAGAACGCCGCCGGCGAGGTGCTGGCGAAGTACCGCAATATTCCCATTGGGCTCGTCGAACAGCTGAAGAACGACGAAGCCGTCGTCGGCGCGGCGGCATAGAGGAGGTTTATCGGAATGAACATCGATAGGAGTTTTGAAATGTCGGCGAATCAGGCGGTCACAGCTTCGGCCGCTTCGACCGACGTCATTGACCTGGGCAAGAGCGGCAAGTTCGCCGCCAATCCTTTTTATCTCTGCTGTCGTGCCGCCGAGGCGGCCGCCGCAACGGGCGCGGCGACGGTGACGGTGGAGATACAGTCTTCGGACAAGGAGGATTTTTCCTCTGACGTTACGACGCATTATTCGAGCGGAGCGATCGGCAAGGCCGATATCACGAAGGATAAGCATCTTTTTATGGTAAATGTCGGCGAGATGAAGTTCGGGCGTTATGTGCGCGGGTATTACACGGTGGACACGGGGCCGCTGACGGCCGGCAGGTTCGACCTTTACGGCTCCGCCGCGATAGATATGAAGTAGGGGACGGCCATGTACGCGCAAGACAGGCCGGTGGCCGCTCCGCGAAACTGCCCGTTCAACCGTACGCTTCGTAATTTCGGTGGACAGACGCGGGCCTGTGAGAATGAGGCCTGCGAGTGTTTTGTCGTGACGAGCCGGAGTCGAAAGGGGGTCGCGCTGCGCGGGCGCTGCGGGCTGGTGGCGCCCGCGGCGGACAGCGTTGCCGACGCGGCGGATATGGGCGCGTCGGCGATGCTGGCGGAGGCCGTTTCCGCGCCGGAGGATCCAGGCGAGTTTGATCTTAAGGGCGAGTAGTTCCGCAGTAATTTGAATTGCGCTGGCGCGCAGGTTGTTTGCGAAACGGCGGGAGGCTGCGGCTTCCCGCTTCGGCTTTATTATCGGTTTTGTTTTTTAAGGACGGGTGGTTTTTATGGCTGTTTCTATGGTGAGTATTTGCAATATGGCTTTGCGGCTGGTGAAGTCTCAGAGTATCAATTCTTTGGACGAGGCCTCGGATCAGGCGCGTAAGTGTAGGGAGTTTTACGATATGGCGCTGGATTTTCTGCTGCGGGAGGCGGTGTGGCATTTCGCGAAGTCTTTTTTCCAGCTGGGGGATTCTGTCTTGACTCATCCGCATTGGCGGTATGTCTATAAGCTGCCGGCGGATTTTCTTTACGCGGTTCGTGTTTTCCCATGCGGGTTGGACGGCGAAGAGGATTATCTGGCGGAGAGGCGTTCTTTCGTTGATGCGCGTTTTGAGATCGCGCGCCTGGGAGGCTCCGCCGATGTTTCTTCCGTCTGTCTTACGGACGTGCCGCGGGCGATGCTGGAGTATGTTGCGCGCGTGACGGATCCGACGGTCTTTGACGCGCATTTTGTGGAGCTGATGTCTCTGAAGCTGGCTGCTCTTTTGGCGGTGCCTCTTACGGGCGAACCGCAGATGGCGCAGTTTTATGAGGGGCGTCTGGCGGCGGCTTTGCAGCACGCGAGGGTGTTGAACGCGAATGAGGGGCGGCACCGCAGGGTGAAACGGCCTGGGGAATCGTCGTTTGTTTTGGCGCGGCGCGGTTTGAGGAGGGGTTAGGATGGGGTTTTACGGCATTCAGCCCTCTTTTGCCGGCGGGGAGCTTTCGGCGGCGCTTTATGGCCGCGTGGATATGGCAAAGTACAGCGTGGGGCTTGCCAGGTGCCGCAACGCTTTCGTGCACGCCTACGGCGGGGTCTCGAACCGTCCGGGGACGGAGTTCGTGTCGGAGGTGAAGGATTCTTCAAAACGGGTGCGGTTGGCGTCTTTTCAGTATAGCACGCAGGCCGCCTATGTTTTGGAGTTCGGCCACGGTTATATTCGTTTTTATACCGACGGTTATCGGATTGAGAGCGGCGGCGTTCCGGTGGAGGTCGCCTCGCCCTATACGGAGGAGATGCTTTCGGAGCTGAATTTCGTGCAGTCCGCCGATGTTTTGTTTATTGTCCATCCTTCCGTAAGGCCGAAGATGCTTTCCCGGTATTCGCATACGAGCTGGACGCTTACGGATTTTGATTTCAAGAACGGGCCGTTTATGGATATGAATGTGACGGATACGACGGTGCGGCCCTCCGGGGTTACGGGCGGCGTAACTTTAACGGCTTCGTCGCCGCTGTTCAAGGCCGGCCATGTCGGAGGGCTGATAAGGATCGGGGCGGACGTCGCCGGGTATACGAGCATGGGGATTCCGAACGCGCCGGCTTATAGCTGGGAGTTCAACCGGCAATGGCCGCAGGGCTCTTTTTGTACGCATAAGGGCAGGATGTGGCGGGCGCTTGACGGCTATCGCGAGGGCGGCGTGGAGACTTCTAAGCGAGAGCCCGGGGCCGATTCTATATGGGAGAGGGTAAGCGATACGGAGGGGCTTGAGATTGTGGCCTATAAGAGCTGGGATTTGCAGACGTCCGGTTTTTGGCGCGGGACTATTTATCTGGAGCGCTGGGACGAGGACGCCGGGCTCTGGAAGGAGGTCCGTTCTTATTCTTCGGCGGCCTCTTCTTCGTCGAACAGCTCGGGGGCGAAGAATTTCAACGAGGGCGGCGACGTCGAGGAGCCGACGCGTTTTCGTATCCGCAGCTCTTCTTTCGCGCAGGTGGTGCCTGAAGGCGGCGGCGACGTGGACCGCGGGTATGTTTCGCTTATCGCCTCAGGCGGTGAGTTTTACGGCACGGCGAGGGTTACCGCGGTATCTTCTGAAATTTCGGCTTCAGCCGAGGTGTTGACGCGGCTGCCGGACGCTTCGGCGACTAAGTTGTGGGCCTTCGGCGCCTGGAGCGGAGAAAACGGCTGGCCGTCTTCGATAGGCTTTTTTAATCAGCGGATGGTTTTCGGCGCGACGAAGAGGCAGCCGCAGACGTTGTGGTTTTCGAGGCCGGATCTTTATCAGGATTTTTCGACGACTATCCCGACGGCTGATGACGACGCGATCTCTATCACGCTGGTGGCGGAGCAGGTGAACGCGATACGGCATATTGTCGGCATGTCCGATTTGCTGGTTTTTACGGCGGCTTCGGAGTGGCGCATTTCTCCGGGGGACAGTCCGTTTACTCCCTCGAACGCTCCCGCGCGGGTGCAGAGTTATTACGGGGCCTCGGCCGTTTCTCCCGCGTTGGTGGGTAATATTGTCTTGTTTGTGCAGAATCAGGGCTCCACGCTGCGGAATTTCGGCTATGTGCTGGAGTCTGACGGCTATAAGGGAACGGAGCTTTCGGTGCTGGCAAAGCACTTGCTGGAGGGGCGAACCCTTGTTTCGATGGCTTTGCAGCGGGAACCGTGGGGGGTGCTTTGGTGTGTGCGCGACGACGGGGCGCTTGCCGGGTTGACTTATCTTCCCGAGCATGAGGTGATGGCCTGGCATCTGCATACGACGCAGGGGGCCTTCGAGTCGGCGGCCTCGATTCCCGGCGCGGGGCAGGACGAGGTCTGGTTCGTGGTGAGGCGCACGGTGAACGGAGTGACGAAGCGTTATGTGGAACGGCTTGCCCACCGGCTGCCGGACGGCGATTTGAAGCGGGCGGTTTTTCTGGATTCGGCGCTGTCGTATCACGGCGCGGAAAAGCTTTCTTCTTTCGGAGGCCTTTCGCATCTTGAGGGGATGGCGGTCTCGGCGCTGGCGGACGGTTTTGTAGTCTCAGGGCTGGTGGTGAAGGATGGCAAGGTATCGCTGAAGCACGCCGCTAGTGATGTGACGATAGGGCTGCCGTATGTTTCGGAGGTGAAGACGCTGCGAATGGAGATGGGGCTGAAGGACGGTTCGATGCAGGCGAGGTATAAGGCGATAAGCCGGCTGTTTATCCGAGTGGAGAAGACGCTTGGCGGACGGGTCGGCGAGAACGAAGGTTCTATCCTGGACGAACCTAAGTATCGTTCGGACGAGGCTTATGGCGAGTATACAAGGCTTAGGACCGGCGATATCGAGCTGTCGTTTCCCGGAGGTTTCAACCGCGCGGGGCAGATTTATTTCCGGCAGGAGGAGCCGCTGCCGTTTACGATTCTTGCCTTTATTCCCGAGGTTACGGTCGGAGGTTAGGCATGGCGGTTTATTACAGGTATAAGGACTGGACGGTAGAGGATGTCAGGCCGATAGACTGCGCGGTCGTCTCGCTTGAATTGCGGGAGGCGGACCGAAGGGAGATTTTCGCCTCTACGGCAGACGCATCCGCATGCTGCGCCCCCTGTAGTAATTTTAATGGCGCTGACGCGCGGGGGGCTTGCGATTCCTGCGGTAGTGTCGGGCGCGCGGCAGACGCATCCGCAGGCTTGCCCCCTGAGGAAATTTGCAATGTTCGCCAAGGCGAACAGGGGGCGGCGCGCGCGGTGGTCGAGTCGGTGCGCGGATCACGGGTATGTTTCTGTGTGAAGCGCAATGGGGCTGCGGTGATGCTTTTCGGCGTGGCCAGACGCGCGCTTTTGGGCGACGCTCATGTGGTCTGGGCGCTGGCCTCCAGCGAGATAGAACGAGCGCCGTTTGCTTTTTTGCGGCACTGCCGGCGGGCGGTGGCGGGGTTGAATGAGGTTTTTCCCGTGATGGTGAATTTTGTCGGTGTTTGGAACGATCAGTCTTTGCGCTGGCTTCGCTGGTGCGGTTTTCGCGTGCTTGAGGCCCGTAGGATCGGGATACACGGGGAGTGGTTTTATCCGGTGATAAAAAGGCGGGTGTAGGTATGTGTACTTTGGCGATGGCTATTTCCGGCTTCGGCAGCGCTTTTTCGGCTATGGGCGGGATGAATCAGGGACGGGCGGCGCAGGCGCAGGCCGATTATTCGGCCGCGATGGCACGGCAGAACGCCGATATGGAACGCAGGAAGAGCGAGGACGCTTTGGAGCGCGGACGGCTGGAGGCGGCCAGCGTGCGCGAGAAGGGGCGACAGTTCGCAGGTGCTCAGCGCGCGGCGCTGGCATCTTCCGGCGCGCAGTTAGACACTGGCTCGCCGCTGGCGATGCAGGTGGATACGGCCGGGATTACGGCGGCGGACGCCGCGAAGGCCGGTTATAACGCCGCAATGGAGAGCTGGGGCTTTTTGGGCAACGCCGCGGAGTATGAGACGCGCGCGCGTAATTATGAGGCTGAGGGAGCGGCGGCAAAGTCGGCCTCTTATTTGAGCGCCGGAGGTTCGCTGTTGACCGGCGCTTCGAGTCTGGCCTCCCAGTGGGATTTCTGGAAGGGCGGCGGGACGGCCGGCGCCGGTCTTTCTTCTATGGATCAGGCGCTGATGTATCCTGATTTTATGACCCGCAAGGTCTATACGAACAGGCCGTAGGGAGGGATCGTTATGGCTGTTGTTCCACGCGCGGAGGAGGGGCTGCAGATACGGCCTATGGCCGACGTTCGCCGTGAGGAGCGTCCCTCGAATGCCGGGTTGATCGCGTCCGGCGCTCAGCAGAGGTTTGGCGGCGTCGTAGAGCGCGAGGCCCTCGCCTTCGGCGAGCTGGCGATACGAAAGCAGGAGCAGGTGGACCGTATCGAGCTGGCGAAGATAAAGGCCCGCCGCGACGCCGAGCTTCAGACGGCGCTTCAGGAGGAGGGGCGGAATCCCGATTATGAGGGGACGTTCGAGCGTATAACTTCCCGCATGAAGAGGTACGACGACGACCTGCGCAAGAATGTCAACGGACGGCTTTTGAAGTATGTGGACCCGATGATCGAGACGGAGGGTGCTAAGCTGGTTCCCGTTTTGCAGGGGATGTATTTGAAGAAGCAGGACGATCACGCAAGCGCAACGGCGCTGGAGGCGATAAACCAGTTTATTCAGAATAAGGATTGGGATAGCGCCATAGCCACGGTCGACGGCATGAGCTGGATGGAGGAATCGCAGCGCGCGAAGCTGAAGATCGATATCGCGAATAAGAGGCGGGTCTATGAGCTGACGGTTAACGCTCAGGCGGAGGCGCAGAAGCTTCTTGCAAATTACGGCGTGGACGGAGAGGCGACCGCTATTGAAGAGCTACGAGAAAGATACGCAGGGCCAGAGGAGGATACTTATGTCTCATATGCGAAATCACTGTTCAGTGAAGCTCAGCAGGCACAGAAAGAGGCTAAGAATCAATCTTACCTTTCTCTTTTCGACGCCGTCATGTCGCGCAATGGGTCTTATGCAGGGCTTAAAAATACTATAGAACAACAAAAAAATGTCCTTGGAATTGATCTTTACTGGAATTTGCGAAATGCTTTGGACAGCGAGTTTGACCGCGGCAAGTACGCGCAGAAGGGCACGAAGGCGCCTGCTTTTACCGTAGAAGAAACAATAGCCGTCCAGAATCTTCATGATGAGATGACAGAAGCGGCCAAGGAGGCATATGCGTCGGATCCGAAGACTGCGGCCTCGGTAATTGGCGAGCGGTATGGCAATACGCTTGAGCAGGTTTACGGTGTGAAGGCTGCTGGGAAAGTGCTCTCCAACATTCTGAATAAAGGACGGTCAGAAGCCGCTGCTGGCGGGCCAAAGTCGCTGTTTAATACGGAAACCGTCGTTCGACAAATTGCTGTGGACAGTGGCGTCACTCAATACCTTTCGGAACAAATATCCTTTTCCGACGAATGGTTGAAGGCCTGCGAGGCCCGCGCAAAGAAAGAGGGGCGCGGACTTACGGACAAGGAGCTTGTTGAAGTCGGTCGGGAGATGGTCGAGGACCGAAAACTAGGGCCTCTGACGCTGAGAGACAAGCTACGGCCGCAAGATGCTCCAACGGCAAAGGAATACCAACTGCGGTCAAAGGGCGCGGTTTTTAATGAGAAAATCCAGAGATGGATAACGATAAAGGATGGTCAGATTTATATTCTTGGGCCGGAAGATTTCCAGAATTTAACGCCGCCAAAGAGGAAGAAGAAGCCAACGGCCTCTTATTCCCCTGAAGCTACCAAGTAGCAGCCGTCCTCAGGGGCGGCTTTTTTGAACTTGAAAGGAGTTTTGTAAAAATGAGGCTTCCAACGGAGGAAGAGGCTCGTATCATGGGATTGAAAAGTGGCACGGAATCTTCGGATATTTTTGCAATGGAGGATCCTGAGACGATTTATCCGAAGCATAAAGACCTGGAGGTTGCCTTCAATATTGCCAATTCTTCCGGAATAACGCCTCAGCAGGCGGCGGAGAATATACGCATCGCAAAGAATTCCGGCGTAACTTCCGATCTGATGCATTCCAGTGAAGTTTTGCGGCAAAGAGCTCTGCTTGACGAACGCAAGAACTCTATACGCTCCGTGCTCTCACATATAGCGGAGAAGCGGCCTACAACCAGGAAGTTTTTACGCGAACCGGAAAATATGCTGCTGGCACAGAATGATCTTGGCAGTCTCGATAAAGCTGAGGGGCTGCTTGAGATTCCTGTGCGCTCTTTAAAGGCTAATCATCTGGAGACGCGGATCAACGCGCTCTATGGGCAAGCCGTGTTGAACGGGATGGATGACGGTCTTCAGAGGCAGATTGACGCCCTTACGGAAGAAAGGGCGGCTCTGGGAGAGGTCCCCCAGGGTATTGTAAGGAATTATCTCTGGCAATCTATGTCAATGATTCCGCAGTTGTGGGAACAGTACAAGAGCGGCGGCGGACTTGGAGCGGCGATGGCGGTTGGTGGTGCCCTGGGCGCGCTGGCGCTTGGGCAGGCCGGACCTCAGGTGATGCTTCCTGAGGAAATTGTCACCGCTCCAACAGCGGCAGCCATTATGGGGTATAAGGGGTGGCAGATCGGCTCAATGCGCAAGGCCTTTGAGATTGAGGCAGGTGCCGCTTATAGTGAGTTTCGAGAAATACCTAATGTTGACGATACGACGGCCCGCGTAATGGCCGGTATCGTCGGCGCCGTAAACGGCGCCATTGAACTTGCGACGATGAGTACTCTGATCAAAACTTTTCCCGGCGGTAAGGAGGCGCTTAAAAAACTTGCCGGTAAGGAAGTTATACGTGAAGCGCTTAGAAATCCGACGACGCGCGGAGCTCTCATTGAATTTGCCAAGACGTATGCCAAAGGAATATCGGTTGAGACTGTACAGGAGGTTGTTCAGGAGTTCGTCAACATTGTTGGCGGAGATATTCTAAAAGACCGGGCGGGTGTTGACGTCTCCACTTGGAAAGAGACGGGGCGACGTGTGGGTGAGACCGCCGTGCAGACGATTATGGCGACGTCTCTGATAAACCTCCCTGGGCCGGCGGCTGGTTTACGTAAGAATCTGCGCCGAGCCAACGACGCGTCCTTGACGGCCAGGACGCTCTCTGAGGTGGCGCAGGTGATGGACACGACGGAGGTAAAGGCGCTTGCGCCGTCGGTTGCGGAACGCTACGTGCGTAAAAACCTTGAGAATAGCGGTAATGAAATAAGTTATGTTCCCGCATCGAAGGTTGTCGAGCTGTACCAGGATTCCAGTCTCGAAGAGCTTCGTGAAGCCTTTCCGGATATTTTGGGCGTTACGGAAGAAGAATCTATAGAGGCGATGGAAAAGGGGATAGATATTGAGATAGACAGCGCAAAGCTCTTGACGGCAGATAAATCGGTGCGAGATGCGATATTGCCTTTTGCAAGCTTTGAACCTGAGGGAATATCACAGACTGAAGCGGAGCGATTTGTGGCGTGGACGGATAAGAACATGGAAAAAGACGTCGAAACGGCAAATTATCTTATTGAGCAAGAAGATCGTTATCTCGCGTCGGCCCAAAGATATGCCGATTCTCTGAGAATGCGGTTTGAAGCGATGGGCGAGAACGAAAAAGAGGCCGCTGCAAATGCGGAGATGGCCGCGAGGATGCAGATAACGATAGCCAGGCGTTTAAATGAGGTAGCTGGCAAAGATTTTGGTAAAAAGACGGGAGATATTATGCCCGAAGACGTCGCGAAGATGTTCCCGATCTATTTCAAAAAAGAGGACGGCGACAATCTTACAGGGATGTATATGCAGTCTGCTTGGCACGGCAGCCCGTATAAGTTCGATAAATTTAGTTTGGATCACGTCGGCAGCGGTGAAGGCGCGCAGGCTTTTGGCTGGGGGCTGTATTTTGCCGGAAATAAGGAGGTAGCTCGTCATTACCGTGAGAGGCTTACTCGGCTGAACGGTGAGAATATCGACAATGTGAAGTATAAGGGGCGGACTGCCGCCGACTGGTACGGCTATTGGGAGAGCCGTGCCGAGAGAGGCGGTAAGGATTCCCAGAAGTATTACGACCGGATGTCGATGCTGGAAGATTATGACATAGGAAAGGACCCCGTCGATATTATCGCAGAGGCTAAAGAGTTAGGGCTTTCACACGAAGCGGTCGAGTGGTTCGATAAGACGATAGCACAGAGCAAAGACCGCCCTGGGGCGCTTTATAAGGTCGACATCCCAGACGACGGCAAATACCTACTGTGGGACGATAAGATATCCGAAGAGCAGTCACAGATGTTGATTGAGGCGTTGTCTGAGAGCGACGCCATTGATGGTCCTGTGGCGAACTGGATACGTAAGGAACGTATGAATGACTCCAACGTAACGGATTATATTTCGGAAGAGGACATCGCCGACGAATATTATCCCTCCGACGTTTTGCGTGAGCATGTGGAAACTTACACGGATTTCTACGAGGCCACTGGCGAATATGTTTACAACCAGTTGAAGGAAATTTTTGGCTCGCCAAAGGACGCCTCTTTATGGCTTAAAGAGCACGGAATACCGGGCATCAAGTATCTTGACGGCAATAGCAGAAGCGACGGAAAAGGCAGTTATAATTACGTCGTTTTCGACGACGTCAACGTCAAGGTGCTGGAGACGTATCATCAGGATTCCACCAAGGCCTGGGAGCAAAGGCTGGCGAAGGAGAATGAAAGATGGAACGAGGTGCTGGCGCAGTTTGTTCCAGGTCCGCAGTCAAGTGAATCTTTTAGAATAATGCAAGTTCCTCTGGTTCTTCAAATGCTGGGTTTTATGGAGGAGGGGGAGCTGAGGATCGCTTCTGGTAAGTTTAATAAGCTTCTTAAGGAGCATGAGAACGAACTGGATATCAATGATTTGAGGAATCTGCCAGAACTTATCGCCAATCCGGTGATGGTTCTGAATTCTTCGCTCCACTCAACGCATCCTAATTCTGTAATTGTGGTGGTAAACGTCCAGAGCAGCAAAAACGGAGCCTCTGTCTTTCTACCGATCTCCCTGACTAAAAAGAGTTCAAGGCACTTGGGGACGTATTATCAGGTGAGCAGTATTTATACGCAGTCGAAAAACGGAGCTAACGGAGAGAGGATCGCCAATCCACAGAGGTATCGGCAGTGGATAGAGGACGAGGAGCTGCTGGTCTATGCCGATCTTGAGCAATTACCGGAATGGGAGAAGAAGAATGTCAGGTTTTCACAGTATATAAAAAATAGCCCTTCCGGCTCTAAGGAGCCGTCCAACGTCACCAGGGTGCAATTCCCTGGGAGAGGTCGTACACGGGCTAATACCTATATTATAAAAACAGAGCTGGACCTTGTCAACGAAAGAGGGAAATATAATAACAAGCTGTATCAGCAGTTTAACGGTTCTATTATGTTTCCGCGCAATCCCGGACAGCCGGTTCGCATCACTCTGGGCAAGACGGCGAACCGTTCGACCACGATGCACGAGATGGGACACTGGTATCTTTATATGCTGCGGGTCCTGCGGGATATGGATGACGGAAAGAACAGAGGGGTTTGGAAGTATGAGCCTCCTAGCTGGGTCACTGATTTGAATACGATTTCTTCCTGGTGGGAGGAGAGCGCTGAAGATATCACCGGCTGGATTTTGAAGAAAAAAGATTTCGGCGACGATATTAAAAAGGCGGCGACGCCGGAAGCGTTCCGAAGTTGGCTTGATTCCGGAACGGCTGTCTCCCCAGAGGTAGGAAGCGCTTTTGACACCGCCGCGCACGAGTATTTTGCGAGGGGGTTTGAAGCCTACCTTCGAGAAGGGAAGGCTCCGATTGCTTCTTTACAATCGGTTTTCAGGCGCTTTAAGGCGTGGCTGACTGAGATATATAGGACGATTCGGCAGCTTGACGTGGAACTCAGCGACGGGGTCCGTGCTGTATTTGACAGGATGCTGGCCACCGACGACGCGATCGAACAGTTTAGGGCGGAGAGGGAGATTGAAGGAGCCTTTGGCGGCGAGCTTACTGAGGAAGAGGCTCTAAATCTTTCTCCGTTCAGCGATGACGAGGTTTACGAAGTCGCTAGAGAGCGGGTGCTTTCCGGTCTGATGGATGAGCTGTCTCCAGAAATGCGGGATAAAGTCGTCGCACGCGTCGACGAGCTGAGGCCGCAGATCGCCGGCGCCGTTGCTGAGGAGAGGCCGTATCGGATACTTGCCCTGCTTGACGCAGAGCCTGATATGCGTATTGATGAGGGGGCATTTATTGACGCTGTAAGCGAAACGGCGGCCGATTCGCTGCCGGATGGCTTACTCGCCGCCGACGGAGGTATTGATTTTGGCCTAGCAATGAAGAACCTCGGTTATGGCTCAGTGGATGAGTTTTTGGCAGATTTTTCCGGACGTAGGGAGTTTAAAGCTGAGGTGGATTTTCGCTTGGGCGAACGCCTTAAGATGGAATTTGCCTCCGCGATGGAATCTCCATCGCGCATGGAGGAGGCGGTTCGGCGGGCGTGGTATGAGGGCGAAGAACATGCCGAGAGGCTGGCCGCCGAGGCCGCCTTAAATTTCGCCGATATTTACGCGGCCGACGAGGCTGCGAAAGCTGCCGCTGAGGATCCTGCCAACAGGGCCAATGTCGTACGGTTTGTCCGAACGCACGGTTATGTGAATTATTCGTCGGTGGCTACGGAGTTTGGCATTGAAAGGGCGCGAGAGCTTAGAAAGAGAGAACCTTTTATCTTCCGCAAGAATGGTTATGGACTTGACGAGCTGGCACAGGAGATGCGAGGCAACGGAATTCCGATCTCCTCCGACGAGCATCTTTTCAATATTATTTTGGGGGCAGATACGCCTGTCTCTCCGCTTGTCACGGCACGCAACGAGGGATATGTTGAGGGACGCGCCTCAATTATGTACGGTTATGGTAAGAGCGAGGAACAGGCACATAACCGTCGACGTTCTCTTGATCGTGCGCTGAAAGATTCGATAGGCAAGGATGCTGCGAAGCAAAAGCTCTCTTCCGCGAATACGGCGGCCGAGAATATAGTGGGCGACATGACGATCGAGGGTTTAAGAAATGTCGTTCCATTCGTAAGGGCTGAGAAAAACGCACGGATGAAGGCCGAAGGCGCGCTTCGCAAGAATGACGAAGCTTCTTTCCGCAAGTGGAAGGAGAGGGAACTGCTTAACAACGCCGTTGTACGTAAGATGTACAAATCGCAGCGTGAAGCAGAGATTATTCGCTCCTGGCTGGATCGTTATGATAAGCGTAAGAAGAACCAGTCTTTCGGTATGGATGTGCGGTTCGTCAAGCAGGTAGATGCGCTTCTTACGAGGTTTAGTCTTGAAAAAATGAGAGGTCTGACCGCCGAGAAAAGAAAGGAGACGCCGCAAGTTGAATCTCTTCAGAAGTTTGTGGAGGAGATGGCGGCGGAAGAAACGCCTATTCTCGTGCCGGACTGGATACTGGGCAGCACTGTACGGCGCAATTATTCGCAGCTTATGTTGTGGCAGCTGAAGGACGTCCAAAATGTCGTAAAGAATATCGTCCATGCAGGAAGGCAGGAGAAGCGTACGATATCTTTAAATAAGTCAATGGAGTTCAAAGATATTGAGAACGAAATCATTGACGAAGGGAAGGTTTTCTACGGTAAAAAGGCTACCGGCAAGGGCACGGAGCTGAGGGTGGAAAATAAAACGGCGGACAGAAGGTTTCCGTTGCCCGGAGATATAGCGGATGATTTATATACGCCGGAGGCTATTTGCAGGGCTGTCGGCGGGTATAAGGACAACAGCGCGATGGAACGGTATGTATTTCGCCCGGTACGGGAGGCTCAGACAAGGGTGTGCCTGGCTCTGGACGATTATTTCGGCCGGCTACAGAAGCTCAAGACAGAGTGTTACGGAGATAAGAAGTTCAGTCGGGATAAGTTTGAAATAGACGTCCCCGTGTACGAGAGGATAGAGGATCCCGGCGCTCCTGGGAGGTTTATCTATGTTCCCACAAAAGAGAAGCAGCGTTTCACTCGTGAAAATGTCGTCTGTTTCCTTTTTAATTTGGGGAATGCGGATAATATCGCACGTTTAAAAAATCACGGCTTCACGGAAAGGGATATAAATTACATTAAGGATTTGGGCACAGAGAATGATTGGAAGTTTGTCCAGGGCGTCTGGGACGTCCTGGAAGATATGCGCCCGCGGATCGCCAAGGTTCATGAGCTGATGACCGGAACTCCCTTCGTTCCGGTGAAGGCTCAGCCTGTTGTTACGAAGTTTGGAACGTTCCGCGGAGGTTATTACCACATTGCCACTGACGCGCGCTATTCGCAGAGCGCGGCGGCGCAGTTGGAGCGCCGGGAGGTGATGACATCGGCGGGAGCACATCATTTAAACGTCTATACGGAGAGCGGGCACCGCAAGGAGAGGGCGGCGGATGTCGATGGACGACCGATTAATTTTTCACTTTCCGTTCTGGATCACCATGTGGCGAATGTCGTCTATGACTATGAGATGACGCCGGTGATCCGTGACGTGCGTAAGCTGTTGAAGCGCGAACGTATCCAGCGCTTGATAGAAGATACGTTGGGGCGTCGACAGGCATTGAATTTGAATAAGTGGCTGAACGACGTTGCCGCAAATACTAAAAACAATGGCTTGGCACTGGATACGAAGGATCGGATGCTGAATATTGCCATGCAGGGGACGGCGATGTTTTCTTTGGGAGCCAATACTGCAGGTGCGCTTTTGCAGACGCTGGGATATTTTCCGCTGGCCCATAGGATAGGTTTTACGAACGCCGCCTTAGCCGCTTGGCGTGGGGTGCTGCATTCGCATGAGACATGGAGTCTGGCTCTGGAAAAGTCAGAGTTCATGAGGGAGCAGATGCGCAATACCGGCGTAGAGCTGCGGAATCTTAGAAAAAGCTGGACTACGGACGGCAAGAAGATGAACGCCGCTGCCGATAAGATGCTTTCTATTTACCCGTTTTTTCAAAACATGTGCAACGTGCCGGGATGGTGCCAGAGCTACATTTTGGGGCTTAAAAAGTTTGGTGGAAATGAAACGGAGGCCATTGCCTATGCAGACGCGGTGATTCGCCAGACACAAAGCGCATCCACTATAGCGGACCTGTCGACATTTGAACGGGGCGGTGCAGTCGCCAAGTTATTCAGTATGTTTTATTCGTGGTTCCGCGTGCAGTACCAAATGCAGACGGAGGCGGTGCGAAGGGCCTATTACGGCAAAGGTTTTAAGGGAAAGATGGGAGACCTGGCAAGTTATGCTTTTTATGTGCTTGTCTGCCAGAGTGTTGTTGAAGGGCTTATTCGTGGCAATGCCCCTGATAGCGACGACGAAGATCCGTTCCTCGTCAGGTGGGCGAAGTGGACGATGAGTCGGGCTTTTGCCGCGTCTATATCGCCTATCCCCGGCGTGCGTGATGTTTTGTCGTTTGTGGACAATGATTTTGGCTACAGAATATCACCAGCGACATCTTATTTTGAAAGTTTTTACAAGCTGGGTATGTCGGGGAATAAATTTTTATCAGACCCGGACGGAGAATGGACGGATCTGGTAGAGCCCGCGGTGACGGCGGCGGGATATGCGACGGGGATCCCCAACAGAAAGATGATCCAGGCGGCCAAGGTGTTCTGGTCTTGGTACGATGAGGGAGAGTCGATTCCATGGGCGTATCTGTTATTGGGCGGCGGATATAAACCAAAAGATTAGAACACGAAAGGAGGCAGACATAATGAGCTGTAGACCGCGCGGCAAAAAGCCGCCGAAGAGGTAACGCGGCAGAGGCCGCTGTATATGTTCAGTTTGGGCTCGCCGCTTGGCTGGCCTTTTGTTTTGGAGGGGGCGAGGGTTTTGACGGTTGCGAGCGATAGTAATAAGTGCCTTTATGTGGGCAACGGCGTGACAAGGGTTTGGCCGTATTCGTTTTTGTTGTATAACGCCGCGCATTTGGAGGTCTGGATAAAACGCGGCGAAGCTGAGCCTGTGCGGCTGGAGAGGGGGTATGTGCTGAACGAGTTGGAGAGGACTGTTACGTATCCTGTCGACGGCACTGGCGAGGCGCCGCTTTCGGATAAGGATCGAATTATCCTGATGAGGGTTGTGCCGATCATTCAGGATACAGAGCTGGAGAATCAGGGAGCGTTTTTCGCCAAGACGCACGAGCGGACTTTCGACAAGATCGTGATGATGATCCAACAGTTGCGTGAGATGCTGGATCGCGCGGTGGTCGGCAGCGTCGACCAAACGGGCGGCGGCAAGGCATATGCGGCGCTGATGGCCGCGATCGACGAGACGAAGCGGATCAGGGACGCCACCGAAGCTATCAAAAATATTGCCGGAGCTTGCGCCGAACGGTCATGTTCCTGTGCCGACGCTGCGGAAGATTGGTATAACAAGATCGGAGGAGTGTTTCTTAGCATTGATCCGAACTTTTTCGCCAATTTCTTTATTCTGGCAGGCGTAGCCGATGGCGGCAGCTGTAGTGGGCTGGATATGTTTATCAACGACGGCGGTACGGCTGCGACGTTTGCGTTTATCGAACCTATCAACGATGGTAGGCGGGGTTGTCCTGCTGACTGGCATATCATCAATCCCGCGATCGCGGATACCTTACGCGGGCGCAGTATTGTCAGTGGCCGGCTGTTGGAGAATGGCGAGGTTATCTTTACCACAGATTAGAGACAGCGGTTATTCGTAAATACCATAATAAGAGGAGGTAATAAAATGGTAGATTTAGATGCTATAAGAATTGCGATTGTACCGAAGGGAGCACACAGCGCATCCCAGGCGTACAGTTTTTTGGATATCGTTAAATATAACGGCAAAAGTTATATCTGTAAGGTTTTCGCCGGCATCACCGCCAAGGCGTTTGATGCCGCAGACTGGTTTGAGTTGTGTTCAGATGGCGCAAAGGGCGATGCCGCGACGATAGAGGTTGGCACGGTAACAACCGGAGAGGCGGGCTCGGATGCAGCTGTCGTTAACGTCGGCACGTCGAGCGCCGCCAAGCTGAATATCACAATACCGCGCGGAGCTACGGGGCTTACTGGCGCTACGGGAGCTACCGGCATGGCGGGAGGGCGCTGGTATAACGGAACGGCGATCACTGGCACAGCGACTACGGACACGGTCTTTTCCGGCTCTGGTATAACCGCCGCCGTGGTCGGCGATATGTACCTTAATACCGGTACGTATAACGTCTATCGCTGTACAGTCGCGGGGGCGGCGGCCGTCGCTAAGTGGGTATATGTCTGCAATATTAAAGGTGCCACCGGAGCCACGGGCGCCAAGGGGACGACAGGAGATACGGGGCCTAGAGGCGCAGGCATTATATCCGCGACACTAAATGCCAACGGTCAGCTCATCCTTACTACGGATTAAGCGAGTGATTAGATATGGCTACATTACCACCGGTACGAATAGCGATGCTGCCGAAGGGCGTTTACAACTCAACGGCAGTTTATGGCTATCTGGATGTAATTGGCTACGGCGGCGCTTTATGGTGCTGTATAGAGGAGAATGGAGCGGCGGCAGGACTGTCTCCCTCGTCGTATCCCGCTAAATGGCAGCGAATGACTGAGAGCGGCGTCGTAAATGATGGCGGCGGCTCCAGCGACTTTTAAGAACAAGGAGTGATTGAAATGAGCAACGCAAGAGAGAACAGAATGACCGCCCCGACGCGCGACACCCACGCGAACTGGACGACTAACAACCCGGTGCTGCCGGAGGGCGTGCTGGGAATCGTAAAAGATAGGCGTTACAGCGGAAGTGTTGAGTATATTGTCGGCGACGGGGTGACAGCGTACAGTGCCTTAAAGAAGTTCGGAGACGTTCACCGTGCTGACGGGAAGATCGACCCGAACGAGCTGTGCATCGTGGGTGCATGTACCGACGGTGCCATCTTTGAATCAGGATCAAACGCC